TAGTTGGAGGCTTCAGATTGTCCCCATATCTGTTTTGATAACCTGAAATGAATCCACTATGAATAATGTAGGTTAATTTTACGAAAGACAACTTTATACTCTCCTTTTATTGAAGAAAGTTCTTTTTCATCACAAATCATCATTTCTCCGTTCTGAGATATAATTATTTGGTCTTTCTTTAGAAACTCAATAATAGGAGCTGCATTTTTCTTTTCTTTCCAACTGATGTTTTCTGACCATTCGCCAATTTCAGATGGGTTTTCATTCCTCATTTTTTTTTCGTCGGAATCAATTTCTTTCCCGTCAAAAAGATTTTCTTCATTCTCTTCCTGTTCTTTTTTGGAAAGAGATTTTTCAATCAAATTCTTGATTTGGCTGACATCATTTGTCATACTCCATATTTTGAAGAAAAGGATGATGCAAAGAATACCAAAAATAAATTCCAGGAATAAGGACGTAACTTCAATGTCGCTTAAATTCCTGGAAAAAATGGATTCAGGAATAATAATTAGTATAAGCAATGTTATACCAAATCTTTTTATTAATACATTTTTTTTCATGAAAATCATATTTTTATTTCAAGCAAATGTAACTATAAGCATAAAATAAAAATATGATTATGAAATGAAAATTTTAGAAGTGCTGATTTCCGGAGGTAAAATGAAAAAATAAAACTATTTTAAACGTGATGTAAATTAAAATTGCAATATATAAAGGGAAATTATCCTTTATTTTACCAGTTTAAATTAAAAAATAACACCCCTCCACAATAGCCTGTAGGGCCTGTCAAAACAAATGCAGCAAACCTCTCAAGTGGTTTGCTGCATATCGCTCGAGAGGTTTGCCGCAAACCACTTTAGAGATTGCTGGCGAATAGTTTTAAAACGGTGTCCGTTGAACTGACGGAAACCGTTTTTTTGTCCTTCATTTCCACATTTCGGGTGCCTAACTTTGAGGAAAACAAACACAAAGACATGGCAAATAGTTTAGGTACCAGACTGGCTAGAATCGACGTGCTTATCGGAGGGGCGGAACAGGCGCAGAAGCAGGTTGACAAGATGCGTGATGAATGGAAAAAGTTGCGTAAAGAAGTGGAAAATGCGCAAGAACAGATGAATGCGACTACTAATACCACGCTATACGATGACAACAAGAAGATTTATAATGAAAAAGTAAAACAGCTTGAGAGACTGACTAAACTAATCAGGGAAAATCAGAGAAATGTCAACACGGTCAACAAGTACCTAAATGACATATCAGGTCAGACCTTGAGAAATCTAGGAGAGGCTCGTAAGGGGTTAAACCAGATGCTCCTTGGTATAAATCCTAAAAATGCTGAAACGCTACAGACAGTTCGTGAATATATCAAGCAGATTGCCGATGAAATCCAGCGTCGTAAAGGGAACATCGTAGAATTTTCTGACATCATCGGAGATATTGGCAATGTGAGCGACAAATCTCTGGGAAAGGCAAAGGAACGATTGCAAGACCTTATTAAATCCACAGAACTTAATACACAGGAAATTCAGAAATACCGTGAACAGCTTGCTCAGGTTGAAGCGGAAGAGACACGTCGTGTCTCACAGCGTGCTCAAACCACACTAGGGAAAGTACAGACCGGCACATTCGATGGCACAATAGCCCAGACAAAGGAAGCTATCAAGTTGCTTGAACAATACAAGCAGCAGCTAAAGACAAGCGACACAAATGGAGTAAAGGAGGTAGAGTCGGCCATCAATTCACTTAATGAGAAACTGAAACAATCATCTGCCGAATTTACTTCACTGAAAGATGCGCTTGATAAAGCTGAAACGGTTGGTCAAGGTACGTTCGACGGTACATACGAAGACCTTGAGAAGCTGAAAAAATCGCTAGAAGAGTATAAAAAGAAGCTTGAAGTAAGCGATACAAAAGGCTTGAAAAAAATTGAAGATGCGCTGAGCACGATTGAGAAAAAACAGAAAAATTCTGTGTTAAGTGCAGAAGAACTTAACAAAGTGATTCTTACACTTAAAACAGCTCCACTGGAAGATTTGCAAAAGGCCGCGGCACAACTTCAGCAAGAACTTTCGGAAGCTGAGCGTGACACGCGCGAATACATGGAAGCTTCAATGAATCTGCGTCGTGTAAACGAGCAGATTAATGAAGTGAAGCGAAGCTGGCAGGAACACGATAACCAGATTGTAGCTACCATCAAGCGTTTGACAAGTTATGTGCTGGTATATGCCGGATTCAATGAGGTGGTAGGACGTATCAAGCAGTTGTATCAGGCTAACTTGCAGCTGAGCGACAGTCTGGCCGACATCGAGAAGACCACCGGGCTTTCCACTGAGTCGGTAGCCGAGCTAAGCCGTGAAATTGATAGTATCGACACCCGTACCGCACAGCAGGAACTTCACGACCTGGCATACGAAGCCGGTAAGTTAGGTATTTCTGCCAAAGAAGATGTGTTGGGATTCGTGAAGGCAGGTAATCAGTTGCTCGTAGCATTGGGAGAAGACTTGGGAGGAGCTGAAGCGGTACGCCAGCTGATGAAGGTGAACGCTATTCTGGGCGAAACACAAAAACTTGGAGTGGAAAAGGCATTGCTGGCCACCGGATCTGCCATCAACGAAATCTCACAGACTAGCCGCGCTTCTGCAGGCCCTATTGTGGATATTGTAACTCGTATCGGTGCTATTGGGGAGGCAGCCGGACTGTCCATGTCCAACTTGATAGCACTGGGAGGTACAGTGGACGCACTCGGACAGAATGCCGAAATGAGTGGTACAGCTCTGAACACCTTTATCTCTACACTTACCAGCAACACGACCGAAGTAGCGCAGGCCGTGGGACTGAGTGATGATTACCTGAAGAGCCTTATCAACCAGGGAAAGACCATGGAAGCTATTATCGCGGTATTCGAGAAAATGAATGCTATGGGCGGACTGGATGTGCTGGCTCCGATTATGAAAGACCTAGGTAGCGATGGGGAGCGTATCAAGCAGGTGCTCGTTACCCTTTCTTCCGGCGTAGACGAACTGAAGGCGCAGGTATTTACTTCTTCCCGTGCGTTTAAGGAAGCTACCAGCGTGACGGATGAATACAACATCAAGAACGAAAACGCAATGGCCATAATGCAGCGTATGGGGAACGCCATCAAGGAATCGTTTATCAACAGCGGATTTGTGGAATGGCTCACGGATGTGCTTCGCTATATTTCGAGCATTCCCAACCGGTTTGAACGCGGAGAAACCTCAATCCGTCTGACCGCAGTAGCTCTTCAGGTGCTGGTAGGAGTGATGATTGCCACATCTTCTGCTGTGCAGAAAGCGAGTGCAAACATTGTGCTGTTTACGAAGATGGTGAAAAGTGGTACAGCCTCTGTGAACATATTCAAAATAGCCTGGCAATCGCTTTCAAAGGCTATGATGTCAAATCCATTAGGATGGGTTGTATTAGGATTTACTGCGCTGACATCTGCCATTACTTATTTCAAGAAATCAGTAGACGAAGCAACAAAGGCACAGTCGGAATTTGAAGCAGCCATACAGAAGGAAACATTTGAACTTTCCAATCTGAAATATGCGATTGACAAGGCAAATGTATCGAACGGAGAGCGTGCGGCACTGATTAAGCAGCTGAATGACAAGTATGGGGCATACCTTGGATTTATGGTCACTGAAAACAACTATGCCGAGAAGCAGGAATACATTTACAGCCTGATTAATGCCCGTCTTCGTGAAACGCTTGCGCTGAAGATGCGCGACAAAATGATGGAAAACATTGCCGACAAATACACCGACCAGATTCAGGAACTTCAGTCGAAGATTATTGCTTCGCTGAACAAAATGCAGAATGTGGGAGAGACCAACGCCGGCGATGCCATGGCCCTCATCATGGACGGGATGAATAAGGTAGTGGAAGAAGGAGGTAATCTGTACGACGCGCTGGATGGCTTTATGGAGAAATACAACAAGAACATAAAGCAGCTCCCGTTCAGTTCCGACGCTTTAAAACTGATGAACATCCTGAAAAACATTCGGAAGGAAGCAGGTCAGACTCAGACTTTCCTTGAAAGTACGCAGCGTGCTGCCGATAAGAAGACAGAGGAACTTATGCTGAAAGACCTTCGGAAATCCAATCAGGAAATACTTTCTTCTTCGGACATACCAGAATTGAAAACCTATCTTCAGCAGGCGACTACATACGTGCAGCGCCTTCGCTCAGATGTGGAAGACCTGAACGCTAAACGTGAGAAAGGGAAAAAACTGACCGAGCTTGAAACAGCAGAGCTTGAACGTCTGAATGACAAAAAGGAAAGTGGAATAATGCTGAATAAGCTCGAGGAATCCAGACTGGAAGAATTGAACGATAAGCGTAGGAAGGGAGAGAATCTTACCGATTCAGAATTAAAGGAACTTGAGGAGAAGAACCGCCTGTTAGGTGTATATCAGTACAACATCGAGCAGGTGGAAAAACGTATTAAGGCCATCGGGCTGGAGTCTGTATGGGGACAGGGTGTGTCGCTGGAAACAGCCGGAGTAGACAAGCTGGTAGCTACCTACAAAAAGCTGGAGGCCATGATGAAGAGCATTAATGAGGACAAGGACTATGCAGACACCTTCGCTGCCCGTGGATTCAAGTCGGCCAAGGAAGAATACGAGGTGCTGAAAAAGATGGAAGAAGAAGTAGCCAAGGTGCTGGCTGAGAAATGGGGACGCGACACAAGCGGTAACTGGCTAGAAGTACGTAAGTCAGGCACACGTGGTGAGCAGAAGGAAATGAATGATGAAATCAGTGCGGCCATGTCTGCGCTCGAAGCTTACTTCCTCCGTCGTCAGCAGGCTATCCGTCAGGCATATCTCGATGAACAGATAACTACTGAGGAGATGAACCGTCAGATTGACGCGACCGAGGAAGAACATCTGCTGGCACGTGTGGAGCTTCGTAAAAAGCTGTTGGGCGAGGAGAACACCTTCAATCAGAATTTATACGGAATGGAAGGTAAGAACCTGGAGTCTACTGCTGCATTGATTAAGAAACTGGGCGAACGTCAGACCGACGGGTTACGTAAGAACCTTGAAAAAGACCTGCTCGAAGTACAGAACATGGCAGTGAAATACCGTCAGACTATCGAGAAGGAGCTGCTTAAATACAACCCGTTTGAAAGCCTTGTCAACCAGTTTGAGGAGTCGCTTGACAAGCTTCGTCTGCTGAATACCGATGCGGAGAAAGAGTTTCGTATGAGTTTAGGATTTAGCGGAGTGATTGACGAGAGTGCAGTGAAGGAAAGAATTAATGCCCTTGTTTCTCTGTCGGAAGATGCTTACAGCCTTAACGAAGACCAGTTGCGGACTTATCTTAGCAACATTGACGCGGTATGGGCCGAAAGCATGAGCCCGGAGCAGATGTCGCTTATGCTGAAAAAGCTGCGTGATTTCTATCAGGATTCCAAGGCCGCTGCCGAGAAGTATGCCAAGGATATCAAGGAAATGATAGACGTGCAGTGGGAAACCAGCGGAAACCAGAAACTTTGGGAAGACCGTATAAAAGGTACGGACGAACGAACTGAACTTATGGGTGCTGCAGGTAATCTGGGACTGGCATCCACACAAAGTTCCTTCCTTGGTACTTCCGACACGGACAATGCCGAACTGGAAGCGCTGCGAATAAAATTGGAAGCGGCAGCGCAGTATTATGAGGAGTTTGAAAGCCGTAAGAAAGAACTGATACAGCAGGCCATTGCTTCCGGCGCTACGCAACAGCAGGCAGAAGAATCTTTCCTCATGGCGCAAAAGGAGGCTTACGACAACTACATAGCCGCAAGGGAGGAGCAATCTTCCAAGGAACTGGAAATAACAGAAAGCAAGTTGGGCACATTGAAAAACTACACCGATGCAGTAGTAGATTTTAGCGAACAGATGGGAGAAGCTGCATTTGCCGAAGTGGACGACCGTAAGCAAGCTGCAAAAATGTTGCTCCAAACAGCGATGAAACTCACCAAAGACTTGATTATGCAAAAGGTTCAGGAACTTATTATGAAAAAAGCTTTGGGGGCACAGGAGGTAGCACAGGAGGCGGCCACTACTACTACTGTTACAGCACTTCACGGAACGCAGGCTGTGACAGACTTGACAGTTCAGGGAGCAAAGACTACGGCTGATATTTCTGCCGGGATAGCTTCCGGATCAGCAAAAACCATCGGACAGTTAGGATGGTGGGGTATCCCATTGATTGCAGTTATCAGTGCGGCGCTTTCCGCCCTGATGGGCCTTGCAATGGGTAAGCTAAACAAAGCAAAGCAGGATGTGGCAGCTGCTACCGGAGTAAGCAGCAGCAAGGGCCGTGTAGCAGCCGGAATGCTTACCTACGCAGAGGGTGACTATCCGGTACTGGGAAACGACGGACAGATATACAACGCACGCTACCAGAAGGAGCTTAAAACGGGAGTGTACGGCGGAGGTGCGCATTTCGGTATTTTCTCTGAAAAGAAGCCTGAAATGATTGTGGACGGCGATACTACACAGAAACTTATTCTGAACTATCCCCACATCTACGAAAGCATTCTTACCATTGCGCGGCACGGGCAGCTCAAATCGGCCGCCATGCCTACATTTGCCAGCGGCCGCTACCCAGCAGTTACAACTCAGGCTACGCAAGCCATTCAACAGCCAGAAGATGCTGGTATGTCTGTTCCGCAGATAGCGCAAGTGCTGACAGGAGTGACCGATGCTGTGAATACATTGACCGAAAGGCTCAACAAACCTATTAATGCTACGGTAGATCCTTATGGAAATAAAGGAGCCGTAAACCAGCTGAATAAAGCAAGCAAATTTATGACAAGACGAGGACTTTCTAAATAAAGCAAGACATGACAGGTATACAGATAAAAATAAACGGCAAATGGGCTTATCTTCCTGACGATTTTTCTTTAAGTCTGGAACAGACAAGTCCTGTATTCAATGACCAGGGGACTTTTTCGTTCCCTTTTGAAATTCCTCTAGAGCCAAATCGAGAAATTTTTCAGAATATTGCAGACCCGTATGGAGATATTTACTTGAATGATATAGACAAAATGCCCGCAGAAATATGGTTTATGGGAGTGATGCTGTATCGAGGTAAAATAGAGACAGACAGTGAGATAGAGTTTGAGGAAAGTGTGCCGTTAACATTTATTTCCGGGAACAGTGACTTTATGGACCGAATAGAAGAAATCAATGCCAGAGATGTACCGCTTGACCAGCAGATAAAATTAGGATATTTAGTATCAGAAGCAGAAAGTGAAAAAGTTAGGAATAAAGTAAATCTTCCTGATTATGTTATGATGAATTATACTGAATATAATGTATCCGAGCCTTATCCAATAAAAACATACTGCAACGTAAGGGTTTGTACGTCGAACGCTGATGGATATTATAAAGTACTTGATGCCAAAAGGCCTTATAGTGGGGTTTGCTTTTATGTCATGTACTTTATAGATTGTCTGTTTAAATATCTTAATCTAACGGTCAAAAGGAATGACATGGGGGAAGTTGAAGATATGAATCGTTTAGCTTTTTTTACTACCCAATGCCATGTAACACAATCAGAAGACAGAAGAGAAATTCCTTTATCGGAAATAATGAGAAAAGACTTTCTTGGGCCTAATTTTCAACTTAAATTATGGTCTCGATCAGCTCGTCCGGGAGTGGTAGATACAGAAATAAGCACAAACGAATTTAAGTATTATGCTTATGATTTATATGCTACAAATGAAAATTTTCCGGATGTATCAGCAAAAGATATAATAGAAGATTTAAAGAATGCTTTTGGTATAAAATTTATTTTTGATTCATATACAAATGAAATATCGGTAATATATATCAAAGACGTGCTGGAAGATAAAGAGGAGGAAATATTGACTCCGGAAGAAATATTAGATTTTTCACTAAAAAGAGAAAAAATACAAGGAGAGCGTTTGACTTATGGAGAAGATAACGATGATGCTTTCAATTATGATGACTATAATCTTACAAAGCAGTATGATAATTATCAAGAAATATTGAATGATGGAATAAGTTCTTTTGATAGATATTGTAAAATAGACAAGACAACCGGCAATGCTTACAGAGTAAAAGTAAATAAGCAGACAGGAGGTGATCCTTCATTATTTGAAGTTGGAGGATTCAGGGATTATATATATCCAAAAGATGCTGATTCTCCGGAGGATATTACAATAAATTTCAAGCCGATAATAACAAACTATGTATCGGCGGAGCTTTTAGCCGATGGAGGTATAACGAAAAATGTAAATTCGAGATCAGACTTCAGCTCAAGAAGTAATACTAGACCATCTACTACAATGGAAAGACCAGGCAATACAAATCCGCTTGATACGAAGAGCAGATTAGAAGCAGTTTTTGTAGATGTAGAATTAGAGAATGGTACTGAAATAGATAAAAACATTTCAGAAGGTTATGCTTATTTTAGAAGGGAAAGCACTGAAGGATATTTAATGAGCTATATATATTTACGTGCGCTATGTCCTGAACTATTTGATACAGAATCCAATGATGAATCTCCTTTGAGAAGCTATGATGCTGGATATTCTTTAGGGATTATGAGAGGTCCTGGGAATGAATCTTCTATTGAAATATCAGATACCAATTATGACGGAGAAGGGAATGATACATGGATACAAACTGTAGGTTCATACGCTTTTACATCGGACAGTTGTGACTGCTATGGCCGGATGTATGATTACAATGGATTGGAAGAAGGAGGAGCTGACCAGTCTGGAAGATTCTCTCTTAAACTGACGGCAGAAAAAGATGGATATTCAATAGACGGGGAATATTCTAAAAGAGGACTTGTATCAAAGTTTCTTTCTGAATATATTTACTTCAAGGAAAATCGGAAAACAATTATTTTAAGTGTTCGTTTAAGCATAACACAAATAATTGGTATAAATTTTTTAAAAAAATATCGTATAGGACAGTTTATTGGATTTATCAATAAAATATCATATACCCTTGGGGTAAATGGCTTGACCGATGTAACTATAGAACTTTACACTATTTAATATCAGGAAAATGGCAATACAGATTTTACAGCAGCCGCCTCAGATTTCATTCTCAGGCGATCCTATTATCGTAAAAGTAAAGACTACGTTGTCTGGAAAAACATTTCTGCGCATCAAGATTACGGTAAATGCAACAGCTTTTGCTGCATCGGAAGAGTTTAACTATTCAGAAAACTATTCCTTTGAAGTAGGAACAGACGGGACAGCCGTATTTAATATTGGAGAAACCATAAAAACCGCTTTGGCACGTAAAATGACTTTTGATGTGACAAGTACAAATACTATTTCTCAAATGTCCTATGCCGCTAGATATACTATTACATATAAGGAATCTTATTTGGACGGCATGATAGAAATAGAAGAGGGAGAAACTACTTCCGAGCAGTACAATGCCATACCCGGAAGGCTCACGGAGTTTGAACGCCTTACCACATCCAATGTAGATACCACAGAGATTTTAGGTGAGGGACGCATCTTGAGCCGTAAACCGGAGGGAGATATTGTCCCATTGGGATGGATACTGTGTATTCCTGCGGTAAGTACCCGATCGGACACCATTACCTACAGCGTAGTGCAGGGAGAAGAATCGAAAGAATATTCCGAATACACACGTGGTGCGCTGGTCCCGGATTCATTGCAAATAATCACATCATCGTTGAAGGAAGGTGAGCTTACAGTGAACACCGGATTTGAAACCGGGAAGAAGCGCTATGCGGTAAAGACAAACCCGCTCATGCGCCACTTCATATTCCTGAACGGGTTCGGTTTGATGGAAAGTGTAGTCGCTTTTACGCGCGATTCGCTGGAGTATGACATACAGAGTGAGCTCTACACGCTTCCTGCTGACATTTCCTACCGTGCTACCACGCGCACTGCCAGCTATGCACAGACGCCTTCAGGAACTTTTTCCATGAGCAGCGGATTTGTAAACAGAGAGTGGGCCGAATGGTGGCTCACGGAATTTGTGGTGACGCGAAAGGCATGGATGTACGACAACGGCACATACATACCCGTCACCATCATACCAGAAGAGACGAACAAACTTTATGACCGCGCTAAACCAGGTCTTATTTCCGTGAATTTCAGTGTGCGGTATGGATTCTCAGGAAGTACGCTGAACTCATTCGTCTAACGGAAGGAATCCTTCTCCGTTTTTCTTCTGTAGTTTTTCTTTCAACCGGATAACCTGCTGGCGGAGCATACGGTTCTCTTCCAGCAGGATTTCCGCACTGGTTACACCAAATGAAATATCCATGCGATTCTGATCCGAAATAAGATAGTAAGGTGTTACTTCCAACCGGTTGCATATCTCCAGCATGTCTTTTATTCGCATGGTGCTGTTTTCTTTTCGCCATGCACGAAGTTTCCATTCGCTAATATTCATACGTTCAAGCAGTTCCGAGCGGTTTATACCCGTCACGCTCTCCTTCCCGAAAAAATCATTCACATATTCCGGATGGAAAACTACCGTCTTCCAGTTGTCCGACCGGTAATAGTCGTACACATTTACTTCCGGAACAATGCCGTTATCCCGATAGAATATGTGTCTTGTGCTGATATGGTATTTGTTGCAAAGTTTCACCAGCGAGGTAATCAGCATGTTTCCTTCGATGAACAGTTCGCTGAAATTCTGCATGCCGGCATCCTGAATCACTTTTCGTCTGGACACTCCCACGACGATATGAAAGTTCTCCAGCAGTCCCCAGTTAGCCTTCCATTCCCTGACTTTCCTGTCTGCGTAGGTATATTCGGTGCTTTCTTCTGCCACAAGCTCCGTTTCCTTGATTCTTGCTTTCAGCTTGCGGTTTTCATCCAGAAGTGAGATTCGTTCCTGCCGGTATTGCCTTATAGCCTCTTTGAGTTCCGAAATTTCCTGCCACACGCGCGGCGATATTTCCGTTTCGGTGGCCGCGTACTTTTCAAGCTTCTCATTCTCGTCTTCCATGAACACGTCTATGTCGATTCCGAAACGGTTGCATATTCCGATAAGCCAGTTAACCGTACACCCTCCTATCTTCGGATTCTGCCACCTTACGATACTGGTGACTGATATTCCGCTCTGACGCGAAAATTCAGCAAGCGAAGGAATTTTGGTAAGTCCCTGCGGACCGTAGAGCCAGCGCAAGTTTTCGGGTATGAATCTCACCTCTTTAAAATCTTCATCCGGTATGACATATTTGAAGCGATTACCGAGTAAATTTTCAGGAGGAGCCGACATAATGAAGTTTGACAGGCTTATGTGGAATGTGTTGCACACCATTACGATGTCATGCACGAGTATATTGTCTTGATTATCAACCTTTCTTTTATACATGTATGATTTTCCGTACACCTTCTCCGACACGCCTTTTTCGCTCAGGCTGAAGAGCTTCGGAAGATTATTGAACAGGAAAGAATTGAAATAGTACATAAAAAAATCAGTTTAAAATTGTTATTTCCGTAACAATTATAATGCGATTGTCAAATTAAAATTGTTACTTTGTAGGGTAAAAATAACAAAAAACGACCGAAACCGCAAAAGCGAGAAACGACAATATATATCAGAAGTATGAAAATGAGCATCATTGAAGCATTATCCGAAAAAAAGTTGAGCCCCATGCGGCTGGGATTTAGCCGCTACCTGGTGGAACATTACGGAATGAGCATGAGCACGGCGTACCAGAAGATCAGGTTGAACCGCGTGCGCCGGTGGGAGGCGGAAGGCGTGGAAAAATGCCTGAGAGATTTTGATCCTGACTACGAAGGGGAACTGAAAGACTTCTTTTCCGGTGTGAGAAAGAAGGGAGAATTTATCGAGTTCATGAAAGGACGAGGTATGGGCGAACATGCGCTGCGTGCGCATTTCCGTAACTTCGATTTCACGGAAGTAGAACTTCGCGGGCTGGAATCTATTTATAAGGAGTACAAGAAACAAATGGAGGAAATGTGATGGGATACATGCTGGAAAGACAATGGGAAGCGCACACACGCATTCAGGACGGATTCTCAAGAATTGTTTTTGAAGACGGAGAGGAAATCACGGTAAAGAACGACGGAAAGACGGGAATTGACTTCGTAGAGGAATACCTCGACGAGATGAAGAAAAACTATCCCTCACACCTGGTGGCAGCCGACCAGCTTCTGCAGATGCGACTTGGACGTTCTTATAAGACCATACGGAACCTTCGGAGCCGCTATCTGTCAGAGCTTGCGCTGGTAAGCCTGAACTGTTGTTTCGGACGCGAGGACGATATTCCCGACCATGAAGGTCCGGAAGACTTCAATACCGAGAACACGCACTGCCCTATGCGATATAACTGTCCGTTCAACGGATTCAACCCCGCCTTCAAGGATAAAAAGGAGGTGTGCTGCAATCCGGTGTACGAGTGCGGACTGACTCCCACTCAGGCTGCTGTGGCGAACATGCTGGTAAATACTTCGCTCACCTACGAAGAGATTGCCGACGAAATGGGATGCAGCTATTCCAATATAGACAACATGCGGAAACGTATTTTTGCGAAGTTGGGTGTGGCTACACGTCCTGAGCTTATGTTGACACTAAAAGGAAAGCGGCTGGTATGAAACGAAGCAGAGCGGTATATGAACAGCGTTTCCATGTGCGTTACACGGAAATAGCGATAGGCTATCCCGAAGGTAGCGTGAGCATAGCTTGCAGCAACCTGTCGAAATCGTGCATGCAGAAGCTTATGAACGAGCTGGTGTACGACGGATATTCTTCCACAGGAAGCGTGCAGGAAAATACGATTTACCTACATGAGCCAGACCCTATGATGTGCCTGCCAGATAGCCTGAAAGAAATGATACAAGCAAAAATGGAAAGCATGAACTACGAGGTGACATTCCTCTTTTAAAATTCCCTGAAATGATTTCTGACAAGACAGTTGATAAACTCAATGCGCTCCCGCTTCCCGAAGTGATGCGCAACAACGGATACCTTCCCGCATCGCAGACTGCACGCAGCGTATTCTACCGCTGCCCGTTTCACGACGAGAAGAACGGAAGTTTCTGTGTGAGCAAGTTCCCCCCAAAGGGCGAACGCTATGCCGCCTTCAATTGCTTCGTATGCGGCGAGCAGAACCGGAGCAAAGGGGTAGGGGCCATCATGCTGCAGCAGCGCCTTCTGGAACGCGCAGGAGAGAAACACGACTTTCCGGACGCGGTGAACCGGCTGGCCAAAGACTTCAACCTGATTATTGAAGGAGATTACAAGAACGGATTCTTCCACCGGGCACGCAAGACCGCCCCGCAGCCGGAAGTGGATTTCCGCATCCGTAAGGGCGAGTTTACACCCGCTGAGCTCCGTGCGCTGGGCTGCCAGGTGCTCCCCGTGTTCCGCACCGGGAAAAACACAAGAGAAGGCACCGAGCAGACAGCCGTGACCGATGCCGATGGAAACAACCTGTTGCGCTGTTCGTTCAATCCCGATTTTTACCGTGGCGACATGCCCGCTCCCTTCGACAGCACCCAGCTCCGCACCATGTTCAACCTCTATCCGCTGGAAAGCTACGTTACCCCCGAAAAGGCCGATGCTGACGGCGTACTGACCAGCTACGAAGTGAAGTCCACACCTTCTTACCCGGTATTCCTTTTCCGCTACGAAGACGAGAACGGCTGGTGGGCACGGAAATATGAGCCCTATTTCCGCGAGACAACCGATGCGGACGGCCGCCGCCAGCCCAACTACAAGTTTACCTGGTGGTACCAGGGAGGAAGCCGTCCGGAAGGATTCCACAAGGAAATCTACGGCGATGCAGACGTGATGCGTGCCCTGCAGACCGGACGTGCGGAAACCTCCGACAAGGAAGGGCATCCCATTATCAATATAGAGAAAACCCGGGTGGACGAGCAGGGACGGCGTACCCGTGCTTTTACCGACGTGTTTCGCCGGATTGTAATCTGCTCCGGCCCGCGCGATGCCATCAATGTGTACTTTCATAGCGACGCTCATGTGGTGTTTCCCCACTCCGAGAGTGTGGAGATTTCGTCGAAAACCATCCGTCGCCTGCTGGACATCTCCATGGAAGTGTTTGTGCTGTATGACATCGACCGCACCGGCATACGCACCATGAACCTGCTGGCCCTGAAACACGTGGAACTGAAAGTGCTCTATCTGCCCGAAGACCTCTCCACCCAGTACAATCCCCGCAGCGGGAAAACGTGCAAGGATGCCGAAGAGTTCTTCAACTTCTACCCGGCAGTGATGCGCCGCAATGAAAAGCTCATGCACACCAACGTAAACCGCTACTTTGACGACCTGCTCAAGACCGCCCGACGGATGCGCTTCTGGGATGTGCAGTACCAGGCCAAAAAGCAGGAAGACGAAAGTAAGGTAGTGGTACGAAAATACACCCTGAACTTCGACAATATGGCCCAGTTCCTTTCGGCCAACGGATTCTACAAATACACCGACGAAGCGGATACCACCAAGTTTGTGCACATCAGCAACAACATTGTCGATGTGGTGGAAGAGAGCCAGGCACTGAGCGAAGCGAAGGAAATCATGAAAGACTTCCTGATATACAACTCACAGTATTACTCCGAGGAACTGAGCAACGCCATCAGTACCCAGAAGAAAATCGGACGCGACACCATGTCCGGCATTAAGAAAGTAGACCTGAACTTCATGTCGTGGGGAAAGGATTTCGATTATTTCTTCTTCCGCAACTGCGCCGTGAAGGTGACGGCCGACAGCATCGAGCCGGTGGACTACGTGGATCTGCCTTTCCATGTGAACCGCAAGGCGATTATTGACGCCGATTACCATCCGATGAAGTCTTCGCTTTTCACTATCGAGGAGAATCCGGAATATGCCGCACGTAAGGAGCTGAACGATCAGCGAATGGCCGACAAACGGATGAACGAGAACGAGCGCCGCCGTGAGGATGCAGAGTTCATCGCCTACCAGCGTCTGTACCGTTTCCTGCTGAGAATGCCGAAAGACATTGACCAGATGCCTGTCTGCGTGCAGTGGCTGTATGACACCAGCCGTATACACTGGCGAAAGGAAGCCGAAGGCTATCCGCTTACCGAGCTGGAAAAGCAGCGACAGGACATGCACTTCATTTGCAAGGTAGCGCTCATGGGCTACATGCTTTCGCGCTATCGTACAGGCACCATGCAGAAGATGGGAGTCGTGACGGATTACACCGTGGCCGACGAAGGAAAGAACAGCGGAGGTACCGGAAAAAGTTTCTTCCGTTCTTTCTTCGAACTGGTGCGGAAGGTGTGCTACATCCCCGGTCAGACCTTGAAGAAGAAAGAGAATATGGCCAAGAACTTCGACAAGTTCCATTATACCGTAGACAGCATGTGTCTGATAGACGACCTTCGCCCCGACATGATGGGAAGCGAGTTCTACAACATTACGGACAACATTACGGTAAAGACCCTGTATCACGATGAAATGACACTGCCGCGCGAGGCAACCCCGAAGATATTCATTACCATGAACAAGATGCCGTTCGACATGACCGAAGGAAGCACCTCGCGCCGTATCTTCCTGGCCATGCAGAGCGATTACTACCACGACGAGGACTACGCCGGCCAGTTCAAGAAACGCACGCCGCAGACTAAGTTCGGGAAAGACATCTTTCTGGAAGCCACCGAAGAAGAACGTGACGAAGCGGTGTACATGATGCTGCAAAGCTGTCAGTTCTACCTCGGCCTGCAGGAAAGCCTGATACCGCCCATGTCGCAGGACGGACAGATGCGAATCCTTTACTCCGCCATCAAGGACCAGGTATTCATTGACTGGGCCAATCATTTCTTTGCGAACCAGTGGCACTGGTGCCGTCCGGTATCTATCAGTGAAATGGCCATCAGCTACCTGGAACACCGGGGCGACGCGGTGACATTGCAGAGCGTGAAATCCGTGAAGAACGAAATGATAGAAAAGATGCAGGCTTACTGCTTCAATATGCAGTACACCATGAACCCTTCCATCGTCTACCGCTCGGACAAAGGCTCCAAATATCCCCGTCACTACGCCTGGGAGCAGGAGTTTATGAACGACACGATCCGTCGTGAGGAACGCACCCGTAAATTTACCCGTGTGTGCTTTTTCTACAAGCTGGGTGAGGAACCCAAAGACTCCAAGGAGATACTTTCCTGCCCGGAAACCGACGAAGAGTGGGAGGAAAAGAAGCGCTTTGAAGATGATTAATAACCTTAAAAAGAAAAGAATATGGCAAGAATTTTAAAACATGAAATCCCGGCAGCGTCTGAGTTTACGCTCCCGCTTTATGAGGGAAGCAAGCTGCTGAAACTTGATGTGGTAAACGAGAAAGCATATATCTGGGCACTGGAGGATGAATCGAGACCAAAGCGGGGAGTAAAGTTCCGTATGGTAATGACCGGTGAAGAATTAAATCTCGACCCTTATATGGTGTATATAGGTACGTTTATACTTTTCAATGGTTCGTTTGTAGGGCATTTGTTTGTGGACACTTCTGTTCCGATAACGATTTATGAAGGAATTTAAAATAGTGGGAGATATGGTAGGGGTATCACCAACATTTACTACGTATGTTACTGTTTAATATAAGCTAACACTTATATCAAAAACTTCACATTCCAGATAATTCCTAAAAACGATGGTTTTTCAGATTTTACTGGAACTTTATTGTCTTTCATCAAAAAATAGTTTATATTTGTCCAATAAAC